TGGTGCTGGGGTCCTGGATCACGGCCTGGTCCAGGATCTTGACGTCCACATCCTGGCGGATGGAGTACACCAGCTGCTTGAAGTTGCCGGCCACCATGCGGGCAACGCTGGTATCAAAGCTGCCGTTCTCCGGGAAGTAGATCGGCGCGCCGTCCAGGGCATAGGGGGTGGTGCCCTGCATATCGCTCTTGTACAGGGGTTGGCCGTTGGTGTCCTTGATGCCGCGCAGGGACGCTTTGGCACCCATGGCAGCCACAACGCCGTCCACGGTGTAGCCTGCATCCTCCACCTTGGCAAACAGTCCGTTTTCGCCCAGCAGGGAATCATAGCTGATGCCGCCGGAAACGTTGTTGCCGGCCTGGCGGGCAACGGTGATAATGTCGTTCTGCCACTCTGCCGGGCGGTTGATGCCGAACAGAATGGCCTGGTCCACCCGCAGGCCGATGGCTTCGTTGACGCGCGGGGTTACCTCGCCCAAGATGTCAAACTCAGCATCAGCCAGAACGGCTTCGGGGATGGGGACAATGACTGCCAGCTCACCGGCGGTCAGGTAGACGTTTTCCCACGCCTGGCGGGAAGTCTGCTTATAGCCGGTATCACCGTTGACCCAGTAGGCCAGCGGCAGCATGGAAAGCACCGGAATGCGGGTCTGCTTGCTGGTCATGTTGGGCAGCTTGCGGCCCAGCTGCATCACAACGCTCTGCTTGGGGGCATCCTGAAAAATGGTGTTGACAACCTGCTCACGGATGAGGGCTTCAGCGCGGGAACGATCAATAACATTGGGCATGGGTTATTCTCCTTTCATTTGCCAAACGCGGCACGGATCGCCGCATTTGCTTCTTCGCGGCCGGTGGCAGCTGCCGGGGTGCCGGTAGCACTTGCCACAATGCGCGCGGGCTTGGTATCGGCGGCAAACGCGCCGGGGTCATTTTCGCGGTA